AAGGCCCGCGAATGGCTGCGGATCGACGGGACGGACAACGACGAGATCATCAAGGGCTTGCTCGCCGCTGTGCCGGGGTACATTGAGGTATCCACGGGCATGTCGCCGTACCAGCAGAAAAAAGAGCCGCTGGCCGATACGGCAGCTAAGTTTATTTTGACGCTGTGGTACAACGCCGAGCAATCGGAGGCCGAGCGGTTGCAGCGCTGCATTGACAATCTGCTTAAGGCGCTGACCGTGATAGCCGAGCGGCCCGCAAAGTAGGGCGAGAGGGTATGAAGGACTACGCGAGACGCTTCTACAAAAGCAAGGCGTGGGAATCCACGCGGACAGCGTATATGGTAAGCCGGTACTATATATGCGAGCGCTGCGGAGGCCCGGCGCGCGTAGTCCATCATATCCGGCATATCACGCCGGGGAACATCGGCGACGCGAACATAACGTTGTCGTGGGATAACCTGGAGGCGCTGTGCATGGATTGTCATAATGATGAACACATAAGCGCAAGCAACACGGCACGCGCCAGACCGGCTATTGCGGAAGGTTTATGCTTTGACAATGACGGAAATCTAGTGCAGGGCGATGCGACACCCCCCGCTTGATGAAAAAAGCCGAGCGCCGGGATACCGTGAGGAAGGGAGATTCCAAAACCTCTCCGGTGAAATCTGAGCTTTTGAGCAGGAAATGAATCGAGGTGACAAACATATGGCGCGAAAAAGGGTTATATCTTTTGAAGTAGACAAGCTACAGGAAGCTTTACGCCTGATACCAGGGGGTAGGCAGGTAATCGGCGAGAATCTGCTTGTTGAAATCCGGTTCCTGGCAGAGACGCTTGTAAAGTTGCGCCAGGCGGTTATGAGTGATGACACAGACATCAGCGCGCTAAAAATGTACAACGCGACAATCCAGCGGTACGCGTTGCTGTACAAGCAGTTCGGCGACCTGTTGCCAAGGCAGACCGCCGACGCCAGCGACAATGCCCTGCTGGACTTCATAAAGAAGCCATGAACTATATCAAAGCATATTGGAAAGCGATCCAGGGCGGCAAGGAAACTGTGCCGGTGCGCGTGCGGAAGGTATACGGGCGGCTTGCGGGCATGACCGGCAAGCCCACCGGCGGCTTTGTGTTCGACGAGGCCCGCGCCAACAAGCCCATAGCGTTTATAGAGCGTTTCTGCCTGCACTCGAAAGGTGAGTGGGCCGGGCAGCCTGTCAAATTGGAGCTGTTTCAAAAGGCTTTCATATCGGCGCTGTATGGCTTTGTGGGCGCTTCCACAGGGCTGCGCAAGTACAAGGAGACGCTGTTCATGGTAGCACGCAAAAACGGCAAATCAACGATGCTGGCGGGGCTTGCGCTGTACATGATGATTGCCGACGATGAACCGGGCGCGGAAGTGTATTCAACGGCCACAAAGAAGGATCAAGCGCGGATTATCTTTGACGAAACGCATAACATGGTACAGCAGAGCCCGGAACTGCGGAAGTATATCAGAAAGCGCAAGTCTGACCTGTACTTTCCGCTGGGCATGTCGAAGTTCCAGCCGCTAGGCAAGAATGCCGATACGCTGGACGGCGTGAACGCGCACTGTGTAATTATGGACGAGCTGCACGGCGTGAAGGATCGGAACCTGTACGAGGTGATGAAGCAGAGCCAGGCCGCGCGCCGCCAGCCGCTGCTTATCATGATTACCACGGCGGGCACGGTGCGCGAGTGCATCTTTGACGATATCTACGCTTACGCTTGCGGCATCGTGGACGGAACCTTTCAGGACGAAACCTTCCTGCCGATCATATACGAACTGGATGAACGCGAGGAATGGACGAACCCGGACGCATGGCGCAAAGCCAACCCTGGGCTAGGCAGCATCAAGAAGGTGGCCGACCTGCAAGACAAGGTATCCAGGGCCAAGGCCAGCCCGAAAGACCTTTCCGGCATCCTGTGTAAGGACTTCAACATTCGGGAAACGCTGTCCAGCGCGTGGTTGCCGTTTGGCGTTATCAACAACGAGGAAACGTTCGGCCTGGCGCGGTTCCGGGGCAGCTATGCCATAGGCGGCGCTGACCTGTCGATCACGACGGACTTAACCAGCGCCACGCTGTTGATGATGGACAAAGAGACCGGCGGCTTGTATGTCCATCAAATGTATTGGCTGCCAAAGGCCAACCTACAGCAGCGCGTGCAACAGGACAAGATACCATACGACAAGTGGCACGAACGCGGCCTGCTGCGGCTATGCTGGGGGAACAGCATCACCTATGCCGATGTGACGGCCTGGTTCCTGGAGATGGTAAACGATCACGGGATTACCCCGGCATGGATATATTATGACAGCTACAGCGCCCGGTATTGGGTTGACGAAATGGTGAGCTATGGGTTTAACATGGTGCGCTGCATCCAGGGCGCAAAGACGCTTTCCTTGCCCATGCAGATGCTTGGCGCTGACCTAGCGGCCAAGAAGGTGAATTACAACAATCACCCGATCCTGAAATGGTGCCTGTCCAATACCGGAATTGTAACCGACCGAAACGGTAATATTGTGCCCATCAAGAACCAGAACGCCAAGCAGCGCATAGACGGAACCTCCAGCCTGCTTGACGCCTATGTGGGCCTGTATGAGCATTACAACGAATTCAAAAACGCGCTGTGAGGTGAGAACATGGGAAAGCTATTGAAGGATAAGAAGATCATTATATACAAGCTGGAGAGGGGGAGCGCCGGACATACCAGCGCAAGATACAGGCCGCTGCATCCCGGCAAGCTGTGGGCATACGCCCGGCAGCTATCCGCGAAAGAGTTCTGGGCGTCTCACGCGGAGCAGTTCCAGGAAGAACGGTTCTTTGCTATCAACTGGCGCAATGATGTGGAGCCGGGAATGCTGGTTTACTATCAAGGCGTCTGGTATGAAATCGTTCGCGTTGATCCGTTCGAGGATTACAAGGACAATATCAAGCTGTACGTCAAAGAGGCAATGGGTTCGAGGGTACCGGAGAAGAATCAATTGTTGCCGTTTGTGCCCTAATTGTACCCTATGAAAGAGCGGCGGCATGTGGTATACTGCTTGCAAGCAGAGGAATCCTACAAGGTGGGGACGCTTCCCTCGTGACGTTCGCGGAACGGGGGTGAGGCCGGTATGACAGCCGATGCGTATTACACGCTGATGATTGTTCTAACCGTTCTTGGCCTTCTGATAGCAGTCGTAAAGCTGTTCAAGAAGTAAAAGCAAAACCACCGTAGCGGTCACTACGGCGGTTTCTCGGAGAATCCGCACGAGGGCGGGCTTCCCACTTTGGGGGAACTCATTCCTCTGCCCCTAGTATATACTAGCCAGCCGATAAGCGCAATACTCGGTTGGTTTTTTATTTTGGGTGTTCGCTTTTGTGTCAAGAAACTGCGACAGAACGAGCATGAGCGAGTAGGCAAAATGACACTACCGAAAAACACGCTCATTTTATGATTGCCGAACCTTTGAAAGACTTCTTTATACTTCTGCGTTACAGCGGCTTTAAATGCGAAAATAAAAATCGCCGAAAACGAGAGTTGACATGCGGTAACACATATGTTAGACTTGCGGTAACACAAAACAAGGAGGTGGGGCATGTCAGCGAAGATGGGTAGACCGACCGATGATCCTAAACCGCACAACACAAGGATTAGAATGTCGGATTCAGACCTTGAAAAGCTGGATTATTGCGCCAAGGTTTTGGGGCTTACCAAGGCAGATATAATCCGGCAGGGTATCGACCACATGTATGATTTAGCAAAGAAGAAAGCCCAACAGTAAAGAACACCCGCGCTAACTTTGGACGGCGAACGCGAGTGTTCCCCTAGACAGGGGCGAACCCCATCTGCAAATAGTATATGCAGATAAGGGGCTTCTGTCAAACCGACAATTTGAGAGGAGCTTTTTGTTATGGGAAAAACGGAAACAGACCAGGCAGTAGAAAGGTTTTTCGCAAATCCTACTGGCACGATAGTTGACCCTGCGACTGGGCGCAGACTGCCGCTGTACAGCGCGAACGGGGGATTCATCGACACGCGCGAAGGGGTGGAGCTGGCGAATATGTACGGGCCGCGCAGCGAAGAGTATCAGACCGCGAAAGCCGCATGGGAACAAGGGAAACCAATTGAAGGGCAGCGCATATCAAAAGAGCTTGCAGTTTACGAGAACACGGAATTTGGACAGTTGCGCGTAATCATGGAGTATGGCGAGCCGTGGTTTGTGGCGGCGGATGTTTGCCGGGTGCTAGAGATTGATAACTCACGGCAGGCGCTTACCCGGCTCGATGAGGACGAGAAAAAGAATACCGTCATTTCAAATGACGGAAATAGAGGGAACCCGAACATGACCATCGTCAACGAGCCCGGCCTGTATACCCTCGTCCTCGGCAGCCGCAAGCCCGAGGCGAAAGCTTTCAAGCGTTGGCTGACGCATGAGGTTATACCGGCGATCAGAAAGACCGGGCGCTATGAGAGGCCGAGCACACTACCCGCTGTTATTGAAAGGCCGACCGTGGACGCCAAAGCCATACGCGCACAGGCGATGCTACTTAATGCACAGACCCGACATATAAAGATGCTGACGCAGGTAGTACCCAAAGATCAGTTGATTGTTATCGCGGCGCAGACGTTGGGATTTGAGATGGCCCAAGAGCAAGAAGAAATAAGCATGGCAACGTAAGCAAGTTTGACAGGGGGTAGGTTCGGCCTGCCCCCTACAGGAAGGGGTTAAATAATGCCTAAGAAACGCGCGAACGGCGAGGGCAGCATATACAAGCGCAGTAACGGAACCTGGGCGGCGGCATATTTGGACTCTACGGGGAAAAGGAGATTCGTGTACGGCAAAACACAGCAAGCCGTAAAGGATAAGCTTAAGGATGCGATATGGGAAAAAGAAGACGGTATCTCTGCCGACGCGAGCCGGATTACCTTCACGGCATGGGCAAAGGATTGGCTGGATGTATATGTGAAACCATTCATCCGTCCAGGAACATACGAGACATACCATAACCAGGTTTACCTGCACTTTATCCCGGCTTTTACTGGCATGTTGCTCAAGGATTTACGCGAGGATATGTTGCAGAGATTCTTTAATGAGAAGCAGGAAAAACGAATTGACGGGAAGCCGGGCGGCTATTCTACCCGATTTATTCATTCTCTGAAGGTTATGCTATCTACTATGCTGGAAAAAGCCGTTGACGTTGGGATGATATCAAAGAATCCGGTGAAAAACGTGCGAATTCAGCCAAGGACATTTGCCGAAAAAAAAGTGTTCACAAAAGAAGAACAGCAGCGCTTTGAAAAGGTTGTGATGGAAAGCCTTGGAGTAAATATGACCTATGCAATGTTTCCGCTGATGCTTAACACGGGGTTGCGCATCGGCGAAACGGTGGGCTTGCAGATTCAAGACCTTGATTTTGAGCGCAAGGAAATCAACGTGCGCCGCACATTGAACCGAATTTTTGCGCCGGGCAAAAAAAGCAAAATGATGGCGGGACCGCCCAAGACGCGCAAGAGCGAGCGCAGCATTCCTATGTCGCCTTTTGTGGAAGACATCTTGCAAAAAGTGCTTGAGGATCGGGAGCGGCGAATAATCGAACATGGCGATGCATGGCGAAAAATGCCTGGTTTTGATCAGCGCTTTATAGATGCGGGGTATGTGTTTATAACCACGTTTGGAACCGCGTGCGAGACATCAAACCAATCGGTAGCATTGCGCAAGCTCGAAATAAAAGCGGGAGTGCCGTTTGTGTCGCCGCATGGATTGCGCCACACGTTTGCAACGCGGTGGGGTGAAGCCGGTTTG